CTTCTTCCGTCCAATTGTTGAGAGTAAAACAGTAGCCGACTCGTCTTGACTGGGGTGCGCTCGGCATCGCAAATTGGAGACTGACCAAACCTTGAGTGTGCTCGGCAACACTGCGTCTGATGTTTTTTTTCTGTCGTGCCCCCTTTAGGGGGCCAGGCGCGCTGCTGAGGCGACGAGACGGCCGCAGGCCGGTCGCCTCAGGTCGCGCCGCGGGGGAAGTGAGTCCCTTCGAACCTTCCAGAAAATGGTTAGGGGCCGTGAGTGTTGGTCTATTGCAGTTGAACTTCAAGTCAGGGGCAAGTTCAAGTTCAACGACCAACACTCACGAGTGGGTTGTAGACCTCTGTAGTATTACCAGAGGTCTAAAACCCAACCCAAACGGAAAGCCGTTTGGATCCCCCTCCAACCCAACCAACCCACAAACAAACACACCTCACAAATCCTCTCATTCGAGAATTTGCCACGGAGTGCGCAAGTCACGATATGGCATATTATCGCAGAGGCGGCTATCGCCGTAGTTACAGGCGTCCGCCGGCTCGTCGCTCGTATTCGATGTACCGTCGTGCACCGTCACGACGTCCAGCAACACGACGCCGCCGCACGACGCGTACGACGCGCGGACGTACGGGCGTGGCGGCGCGCGGGTGCGCGTGCCCGTCGATGTTGACCGCCGGTGACAAGTGGTCCTTGGCACAGGTCGATCCGTTCAATCCTCGCGCCTTCGGCGGGAAGATTCCGGATTCGAATACTGTACCATCTTGCTCAGTCGCACTGCAAGATCTGGTCGCGTTGCCACTGGCCGTAGTCAGTGACACGCGATGCTTTGCATTCTTGCCACGTGTGCAACGTGGTCGAACGATCACGTCAACCGGAGGTGCCGCGGCATGGACATGGCCGGCTGCATACGCTGGCAACTCTTCGTTTACGAAGGCAACCGACTATGCAGCCGCATACGAGCTGGATCGTCCGGTTGCTCACGCCATTCGGTTAAGTAGTGCGGTACCACCCACTACTGCGCAAGGGTTCGTTCATATTGCGATCGCATATGAATCCTTTGCGGAGAATGGTGCGACGACTTGGCCGTGGCCAACAACAGTTGCCGACCTAGGCAACTACCAATTCTATAAGCGTGTGACGCTTGCGTCGCTAACGCAGAGTCCATTGGTTGTTGTAAACAAGTACATGGACGAGACTGCATTCCGGTACAGCTCAACGAGCGATATCACCGGTGCAGCTGGCGCAGCCACGGGAACACTTCAAACGTTTCACACGTTTTTCTCGTGGGGCGCTATCCTCGTTGCTTTGGAAGGCGTCAACTCGTTGGCGCCTCTTAATTGCGAAGTGTTGCTACACACTGAAGCGATTCCGAAGCAAAGTGGCGCAGTCACTGGTACTCCTGCTGCTGTTGCTAACAGCACGATCATGGGTGCCACGAGTTATATGGTGTCGAACACACCAGAATCGTTTAACCAACAGGAACACGATTCGTATCTAAGTCGTGCACAGACCAACTTCCAAGCTGGCTTGCAACAGGCAGGTAATTACGCTGGTCAAGAGGTTCGGCGCCGTGGCGAGAGTTTAGCCCGCGACTTGTTCCAGGCAGCAATCGGGGGCTTACTCAACGGCGGACGTGGAATCGGCGGTGTGAATGATAACCCTGACCGTCTTATGTTACATAACTAGGGGGGTAGCATTCCACCGACCACGTCCAACCCGCCGACACCACTCGATTCAGTTGTCCCTGCTGCACCACCTGCGGACGCGGGTGGTGCAGCAGCGGGCCCTCCTCCACCACCAGACACTGGGGGTGGAGGAGCGGGGGACACGACAGCTCGTGCTCCCCCTAATCCGACGGTTACAAGCCGTCCACCGATGCGTGAGTATCCGTCGAGACGCCCATATCAGTGCCCCTGGTACGAGGATATGGGTGGCAACCTGAATGGAGTGTATGTCCGGGATCGATGTACCGATCTACCACAACCAAAGAAGAACTTACCAAAGGGCACTAAAGTGTATAGTGCCGGTAACTGGGATCGCGTATACGCGTCAAATATTAAAGAGTGGGAGAGAGAGAAAGCGGCGTACGACCGCGACGAACTTTGATAGGCTATAAGCACCCTGTTTACAATGCAATCAAATGTAGCTCTGTTATCAATGTTATTCCGACTCTGTTTCGCTCAACTGCTCATCGGCTACGAGGTGGACGATGTCTCCTCCGATAGCCTCGCCGATGCGGCGCCCCCAGGCCGCTCGCTGCGCCTCCGGTATACCCTCAAGCATCTCGAGGGCAACGGTCAAGAGGCGCTGACCATCAACCATCTCTTGGTGCAACCGAGTGTGGAGATTATCAATCTCGAGGTCGGCACGCTGAACTCGACGGCTAAGACGGCTCGCTCGAGCCTCGACCTTAGAGTAGACATCCAGGAGAGCCGCGTGCTTGTCAACGTGTTCGTGGTGCTGGTCAACGAGCCACGCTGTCATGATGGTGTTCAGCTCGTCGGCCTTCGGCCCCCGAGCCACGCCTGCTCCTTGGGCGGCTTCGGTGCGTTGCTTCTTCTGCGCTGGTTCCATCTTGGGACGTGGGCTTGCGTGGTAGGTGGTGTATTGAAAAGTGAATATGGGCCTGTAGAGGGATAGTTAAAGCACAGTTTTAAACACCGATTCATACAACTCGTTGTAGTTTCTATAGAAACTTCCATAAAAGCTAGGGACCCCGTAAGCAATGAGCAAAGCCATGTGTCGAGGGACTTTTATGGAAGTTTTTCTAGAAACTTCAATGAGTCTGTTTGCAAGAGGTGTATTAAAACTGTCTTCACCTATCCCTCGGAAGGTCCACTTCCACTTTTCAATACACCACCTACCACGCAAGCCACATCCCAAGAAGGAAGCGCCAGAAGAATCATGCATCCGAATCGCCAAGGACAGGCATGGCCGGGAGCCGAAAGCCACGAGCGACACCATCATGAACAGCTGTGGCTCCGTTGCCCAGCCCCGAACCGTTGAACAAAGCATCGAGGTCGAGTGGAATGTCACTCAGGTCGAGCTCGAGCAGAGCGTCGTCCGTCAGTTCTGCAGTGTCCGAACTTGAGATTGAAATCTCACACTCGGGCACCAGAGAGTGTTGATAGTCTAGCGCTCTTGACCGTGCCTCCGAGCGTGCTTGAGGGAACCGGAGCGTAGTGAAGCGCCTGTGGAGCGGTCCCGCATCGCGGCTATCGGGGAAGCAGTCGTCGATCTCGTAGTTCGATAGCACGATGAGCTTAACGGGTCGGATACGTTGTAACGAGCCCCCTTTGATTTGCCCTGTAAACGGGTAGCGGTCAGCCCATATCTTGAGGAAGCTGCCGGTGCATTCGTTCTTTGGGCTCCACTCTTCGATTGCAACCACATCCTGATGTCGGTATCCACACCACCACTTGTTTGTGTCTTTTTGGAAGTGTTCAGGGTAGAGCTCCCACAGGAGCCTCGACTTGCCTGAACCGGTGGGCCCGACCCACCATTCGTGCCGAAGTTCACCGTCCAAAATGCCGCCTTTTGGGCGTTGTAGGCTCTCGAGCCTATGGGAAAGCTGGATCCACATTCGTGGATAGTTCGTCTTGATCCATTCCATATCCCCATCTTCGGCGTGTTTGAGTATGCTTGCGTAGGCTTCTTTAGATGCTTCGCCTTTTGATTTCGGGAGACTACCTTGTTCGTGGAAGTTTCCATCCTTCTTGCAGTAATCCGCATTCTGTTCTGCTGATCCTTTTGCTTGTTCGATGTGTGCTCTTGGAATATACTTCTTCACCGTGTTGAATCTCACGTTGCGTTCGAAATGGATGTAACCTTGCAAATGCGGGGTTCCGGACTCGCCAATCTCTTTGCCAACGATCAGATACTTCGAAGGAATACCCAAAATGTGAGAATACTCTTCTTCCGTCCAATTGTTGAGAGTAAAACAGTAGCCGACTCGTCTTGACTGGG